GTGCAGGACAGTGAAGAGTGGTTCCCGGGCATGGCTCATGACCTGCCCTTCCTAACACTGGCACTCTGTGGTGAGGCCGGAGAGCTGGCCAATCTCGTCAAGAAGGCCTGGCGGCAGTCACACACCGAAGAGGAACTCCGAGCAAAGATGGAAGGGGAAGCTACCGACATCCTCGTCTATCTATGCAACATCTTCGGCTACCTGAACATGGATCCCTTCGAGGCCTACCAGAAGGTGCGCGCCAACAACACCAAACGCTTCGGAAAGGGTGCCAATGCCTAGCCCCGAAGAAAGGCTGACACCGAAGGGTGATGGTCTTGCTCCAGAGGTAGACGAGAACGTCAAGAAGGCTATGGAGCAGAAGCTTCGTGACCTGACCGAAGAGGCCAAGAAGGCACGGGGTGAAGCTTCACCAGAAGCTGTCGAGGATGCTAACACTCTAACGGCACTGGTGCAAAGCTTCTCCAACGAGTTCGACTTCATGTGCCAGCAGCGGCACGAACAGGGTAGCAAGAAGTATGGCTTCGGCAAGTTCCTAGAGGTCGACAGTCTAGAGATGATGTGTGAAGAGTTGGCTGATGCAGCCAACTACGCACGCTACACCTTCATCAAGCTTCGCCTGATCCTAGTAGGCGCCAGGAAGCTGATGCCGCATGACGTAGATGGCACGACAGACAAAGGCCCTGACTTCAAGAAGGCCGGCGAAGACTGGGGGAAGGAATGAAGCTAGCACTCATTCCACCACTAGGCTTCGAGAGGTACTTTGCACTGTCTGATGGTGTGCAGATGGGTCTCTGCGTCAACAGCTGCATCAACAGTCCTTGGTACATTAGGGCCCTCACGGAGAGGGCCGAGGCAGGCGACTACGTTATAATGGACAATGGCGCAGCTGAAGGTGATCGTTGCGGCAACAGGGACCTTAGGTCCACGGCCAAACTGGTAAAGGCAAGAGAGGTAATTCTTCCGGACGTAATTGGCAACAGAGGCAGAACTCTCTCCGATATGGCTACGTACATCAAGTTCCACCTGGATGCGTCCAAGAACTACATGGCTGTGATTCAAGGCCAAGACCCAGACGACCTCAAGAAGTTCGTCCACGACGTCGCCGATCGGCATGTCCAGACGCTGGGGATTCCACGTGATCTGATCAAGCCGGGCAGGCTCCAGAGCATTCGGATCGACCTAGCGAACTGGATCGACGACGAATTCCCAGGACGATTCCAGATCCATCTCCTAGGTACCAACAGTGCATGGATCGAGGAGATCAGGGCTGCAGCTAAGTACGCTCCGCACATCAGAAGCGTAGACACTTCTGCACCGTTCGTATACGCGAATCGCAACCTGTTCCTGGGCGACATGCACGCAAAGACGATCAAGAGCGTGCGAAGGCCTCTCAACTACCTGGACCCTGGATACGTAATGATGTATCCACCCCTGGTTGACCGCAACATTCAGGTCATGAAACAGTGGGCACAAGGAACGGACGCGTAGAATGCCGACGGAGGACATGTTCACAGGCGTCGAAGTCACATCACTAAGGAGACACCCTTGGGCATCTTGTGAAACATGTCCTCTGTTCGACCCTAGGAACAAGTACGTTCCTACACTCATGCCTACAGGCAAGCCAACCCTGGCTGTCGTAGGTGAGGCACCTGGCTTCCAAGAGGGTGCCTACGGCAAACCGTTCATGGGACCGTCTGGTCAACTGATCAAGAGGGTGCTGGCAAAATACGGCTATGCAAGAGACGAGGTGATGTTCAGCAATGTCTGTCTATGCCGTCCTCCTGACAACGCGACTCCTCCTAAGACTGCGGTTAATGCGTGCCGTCCGCGCCTCCTACGAGAGATCGCCGAATCAGGCGCCGGAGATATCCTTGCGCTTGGAGGGACGGCGGCTGATGCGTTGGTGGACAGTGGACTTTCAATTACTAGGCTCCGCGTTGGACCACCAAAAGCTCCAACCACAAGCTTTGATGCATTCCCCAAATCGGGTGTTAAAAGAGTCGTCCCGACGTGGCATCCGGCATACTGTCTCCGCACGGCTGATGCATTTCCAGCCCTCGTCAACGACGTAGGAAAGTTAAAGGAGAAGCCACGTGACCCTTGGATTGAGCCTCACCTCACGATCGTTGATAATCCTGCTGACACGCTACGAGCCATCGAAGACCTACATGTTCGAACGGACACACTCGTTGTTGACATTGAGGTCGGTTTTGACAAGGACGAAGCTTTCTTCCACCCAAATGAATTTGGCCTGCTCTGTGTGGGATTGGCATACGCTAAACGACGAGCAGTGGTCATCGGTGAGAGTGCACTTGCCGACGGGGAAGTACGAGCTGCACTCCGCGGCCTGTTGCTCTCTAAGAAGCTGGCAGCTCATAATGGAAAGTTTGACCTTGCTGGACTGCAACCCATCTTCGGAACGCTTACTCTCTTTTTTGACACCATGCTGGCGTCGTACGTCCTCGACGAAAGGCCGGGGCAGCACGGCTTGGAAGTCGTTGCGATCGAGAAGTTGGGTTCCCCTTCCTGGAAGCAGGACATTAAGCAATACCTAGACAAGTCGAGGAACTACGCTAACATCCCACGGCCGATCCTGTACCACTACAACGGTCTCGACGTGTGCAACACGTGGGACATCATGGAGCTCTTCGAAGAGAAGCTAGCAGCACCAGTTCGCTGGTGGCCCTACGATCCAGACGAGTTTCCAGTCAAGACCCTTCGTGACGTACACGACTTCCTCGTCGCTGCAGGCAACCAGTTGATGTTCCTAGAGATGAACGGGATCACTGTAGACCTGCCATACAATCATCAACTGGGGACTGAATACGAAGGACGCCTGAAGGAAATCGAGGCAAAGATAGATGAGATTGTCAACGCGGCCACTCGGGGGAGCATTCAGTCTATCAACCCTAGGTCACCTCTACAGATCAAAAAGTTCCTCGCCACCCAAGGCATCCTCGTTGCAAGCACTAACGTTGCAACGCTTGTTGCCCTGCAATCCCGAGTGGCAGGAAGGTCATACCCGGGACAGTTCGTGTCTCAACTTCTACGGCACCGACGAGAACAAAAACTTTACAGTACATATGTCATCGGGCTTAGGAAACGGGTCTACCGTGGACGTGTGTATACAACTTACTTACTTCACGGTACAACGTCAGGACGGCTGGCTAGTCGAAACCCGAATCTCCAAAACATTGTACGAGATAAGACGATCAAACGGCAGTACGTTGCATCGAAGCCTGATAACGTTCTGATCCAGTGTGACTACAAGCAGGCTGAACTTCGGGTCATGACCACCTTGGCCAAGGACGAATACTTCCGAAGCATCCTGTCAAACCCTGAAGCGGACTTGTTCACAGAGTTGGTGATGCAGCTATATGGAGTATCACGAGAGCAAGCACTGGACGGTTCTGCAGCTTCTAAAGAGATGCGCATTCGAATCAAGGCGTTCGTGTATGGCCTATCGTACGGCCGTGAGACGACAAGTATTGCACGAGAGTTTGGCATACCGCGCAGTGAAGCCGATGTGCTTCGTGCCAACTTCTTCAGCCTCATCCCGAACATCGCTGCTTGGCAGAAGCAGATCATTAGCACTGTGCACAAACGTCAAGAACTCGTCACACCCTTCGGACGGCGACGGCGCTTCCACCTGATCACCAACCAGAACAAGAAGGACGTCGAGAATGAAGCTCTGTCCTATCTGCCTCAATCCACTGCTTCAGATATATGCCTTGGAGCCTTTGTTCGGGTGCGGCCAATGCTACGTGGTCTGGCATATGTACGACTCACAATCCACGACGCTCTTACTGTTGAGTGCACAGAGACCCGTGCAGACGAAGTTGCGATACTTCTTAGTGAAACCATGGCCGAGCAAGGACGGCTCTTCAGCGACTACGTTCCGTTTCCTGTTGATGTAAGCATAGGCAAGTCATGGGGTGATTTGTAATGGATGAGTGCAAATGGAAGCCAAGGAAACCGACCATTAGACGTCTAATGGAGAGAAAGAACATTCGCTACATACACGCGCACCGACTTCTGATGGAGGACCACCGAAAGGAGTGTGACAAATGCGGTGGCGAAACCGTAAGTACTTCCTAGCGGAAGCTATCACCAGACTCATCGTCTTTGACACTGAGGTCGGACCAACAGGTACTGCGGCTAGATGCTACATCAAG